GAGCATCAGAACATGGCTGGCCCCCTGAGATAGGGCCATCTCGACCACTTTTGCTCGGGCGTAGGGCAGAATTGACGCGCTGAACATCGCTTGAGACAAGTGGCCAAGGCCCGGGATTGGATGCGACATGAAACGCAGCATCAAGCGCCCGTAGCAGCGGACCGCTTCGAGCGGCATCGATTCGCCTGGAATCGCAATCGCGAGTGAGCGCTGCTTCACAGAGCCCCGCTGATTTCACGCGCAATGAGCACCAGCGCAGCGAGAAGTGCGCCACCAGAAAAGAGCATTCTCCAGAGTAACCGAAATCGTCGATTGTCCTCTGCTGTGTGCGCGCGGTGCTCGATGTGAATCGATGCCACTTCAGCAGCCAGTTTGTGTTGTAATTTCCCCATTTCCGCGTGAAAGATCCGATCTTCATTACAAAACGCTTTGAAATCATCTGTCAGAAATGCTTTGAAATCCTCCACCGCAACCACCTGCGCGGCCTTGATACCGTTGACGGTGGCTGAAATCTCTCCCAATTGACGTTCTGTGGCTGCGTCAGGCATTGACCCCCCCCCTCTACAGCACCTCTTGCAAATTCAGACCCACGGCCTGGACGTCGAAATCGAACGTAGTACCCGTCACCCGCACTTTGACAGCTGATGATTTCCAACGGGGGAGAATATCCACGATGTCACCTGGCTCCAGGTCGTACCCGATTGAAAACGGCACCACGCAGGAATAGCTCACCGCTTTTGTATTGAGAACGTCTCGCACGTAATAACCGAATACTTCGATCACGCTCGCTTCGTCGGCCAGTAGATCGAATGGCACCACCTCGGAGGGTCGAATCCCATAATCTGTCTGGCTGGCTGTGATGAGTGACGTCGCTGCTTTCGTCGAGAGTGGATTGTTCACCTCATCGGCTGTCAAACTTTTACGATACGCAGTGGCTGAGCTCGAGCTCCAGCCAACGCCCTTGTCAAAAATCGCTGAAAAGCGATTGGCGAGCTCGGTCAGGATACGTGGCGTTGCGATCAGACTTCGAAACGTGGCCCCGATGGATCGACTGGCTGCTGCAAACGCGCTCGAGGTATCCGCTGCGAAAGCCTTGAGTGTCGTCGCGCTGGGCGAGGATTGAGACTCGGTGAATATGAAATTAATCCGGCTATTGAATCCGATGTCAGCGAGCAGCGCGGCGAAAGTATTGGCTGATGCTGCAATGTCTGCGTTGATCGCCACGCTCGGGGTGTTCGTTTTGGCTGTGGCGAAAGTGGTGGCGTCATTGCTGAATTGTGCAGTGGCAGCGAGATCGTCAACCACATAATCGAGCACATCGATGGGGTGCGTGGACAACGACGTGATCGGGTAGGTCTCCACCAGTCCCGTAATGTCAATTGCCTCGGTGCCGTCTGCAATGGTGACCAGCTTGAAACCAAAATTATCAACGGTATCAGCCAGCAACGAGACCCGAATTGTGTTCTCACCTGCCACCAGGTCGGCGGGTTGGATGTACATCGTTTCAGTGTAGATCCTGTGAGTGGTTTCAACGTTCGTGAAAAAAACCAGTAAGGTAAGCGTGTTGAGGTGGGCTTGTGTGATGCTGAGAGTCAACGTGAGCTCGACGTCGCCGATCACCTCGCCAGGTGAAAAAGCACGGACAAACCAATTTTCTCGAGACGTGTTGAGTTTCGTATACCGAACGCCACCTGTGATCGCGCTAACCGTCCCTTCAGAGCCCCCAAAAAGATCCTCCCCAGCCCAATTCGCGTCATCACCATCGAGATCGATGAGCGTAGTCGGACTCGATCCCACCTCATAGGCGCCCACCACATCTACGAGCATTTCCTGACCAGCTTGATGGACAACCGGAACGCCGGTTGCAACTGCGGCCCAATTATCGATAGTCAGAACGCCAATCGGCCCGCCCAAATCCGCAGAGAATAGATTGCCGCGCTTCACGATTTGTGCATCGCCGAATTCAAGTGTCTCGAATTCTGCCGAACCTGATGCTTTAAACTGCACACGTGGTCCGATGTCATAAATAGCCTGACCAGAAAGCAGGAAGCTGACGTTTTGAAGAACCTCCGAAACTGGTGCGCCAAGAACATGCGATGCCGGCGAGCTCACCCCGTAGCCGCGACCGAGAGAAGATGTCGGGTTGACTGTATAGCGCCAAACGTTGTCGCCCTGGTCCGCCACGCTCGTACACCCGATGAGCTCATCATCGATCTTGATCATGTAAACCGCGAGAATACCACCGAACGGCCTTGGAGTGGTGTCTTGTAAAACGTCGATGGTCATCACACTCGAGTTGATAGCGATCAGAAGTGAATTCGAGCCGCCCGAATCGAACCGCAGTGGCTTGACCTCGTTGACTGTCCCGATCACCAGCGGCATCAGCTTGCCAACGTCCTCAACGTGCGCCCTCGGAAAGCCAGTCAGACGGCGCAGCGTGGTCAGTGAAACTTCTTCAGTCTCAAACACCAGCGTGATCGTCTGCTCTTCGTCGTCAAATGCCTCGACCCGCGTGAGCTCGCCAGCCCAGCGTTTTGTCTGCACCTCGCCCAGAGCGGTAAGGTCGAAGTGCCGGGGATCGGCAACAGCACCAATTGACTCAACGAGCAGACTCGAAATCTGCACACGCGCGCCGATCAGGTTGCTGTCCTGCAGATCGTTCCAAACATAGTTACCGGCTCGGGGCGTGGCGTCGATTGTTATCCGCACCACCTCGCGGGTTTCGAATGTGCGCGCGTTGGGGATGTGTTCGAACATGCGGGTGATCGGTGAAATTCGCAAAATGCGTGGCTGAAAATGGAGACTATCCACCCCGTTCCACTTGAATTTCAGATTCTGCCCACGAGTCCAGTGGTATTGATCCTCAACCGTGGCAGCGTCCCGATCACTGAACGTCTCGAGTACCACCAGCGGCAGGCATTTTACCCCTGAACGCTTCGCCAGCGTGGCTTGCCCATCGTCAACCGTGATGCTCACAACAGCTGCTCGATCATTTTGAGGTCGATCTGATAGCGCGTGGAGACCGATGGGGAGCTGAATTCTTGCACGCGGAACCCATCCTCAGACAATTTGACGAGGTAGGGGCCTGGTTCATCGTCATCTGGTGGCCAATAGTAGAACGGTGTGACCCGTCCCGTTTTTTGAACCACCTGAAGGACAGTCCAATTGGTTCCGCCCCCCTCGACATTCTTGATTGACAGCGAAAACACACGTCTTGCCGCGCCGAGCTCGACTGCCGCCTCTCCACCGGGGAAAACAACCTCAGTGATCTGGCTCGCGTAGTTGCTCTCAAATCTGGGATCGACAGCCGAGCCATCCGTCGTCGAAAGTTCGCGATAGATGCCGAACCAGACTTCCCCAACCTCATAATCGCCGGCCCCGGTCGCGAGCGCTGTCAGCCGCCAGAACCGCTCTGACGTCACAGCGAGTTCGCGATCGATTACCCCGGTCGCAACGCTGGATTGCGTCCAGCTGTCCAGAACGGTTGGCGAAGTAAACCCCGCGTGATCGTCATACTCGATTTCAAGGCCCTCGCCCATGAGGCTGTGACCCTCCGGGATCACCATGCGATTGACAACGACCCCTGCTCCGAAATCGAATTGGATATACGATTCTGCCGTCACACCCCAGACAGCCAGATCCCCAACCCGTCGGTCGATCAACATGCGCTTTTCGTCGTCAGTGAGCAGCGAACTCGTTGTGGTGATGTCCGCGAGATCGGTGATTTCATCCGCAGCGTGGTGGTTGTACATGAAGGCGGGTTGTCTATAAGCCATTATTAGGGCACCTGCAGCAGCCGAGATCCGCTGCCGTCCGCTGTGGCGATGCGCGTACCGCCTCGATTGGGAACACGCCCCGCCAACAGCGCAGCGTCAACGTCGGCCTGGTGTCGTGGGTCTCGAGCTCGCAGACCCGTCAGCGCCCCGCCCGTCTCTGCGTTGAGCACTTTCGCTTCCTCGGTGGCCAATCCCAGCTGCTGCTTGAGTCGCTCCACCTCCGCTGTCAACCTGGCCACGGCCTCGCCATATGCGCCAGCGGCCGCAACGCCCTGCTTCTCGAGCGCTTCGGTGTGTTCTTTGACGGCTTCGGTCGCTTCCTCGGTCTCTTCGGCTTCTTCTTTGATGGTCTGCACCAGCTGCTTAGTGACTACAGTTTGTTTCTGAGTGGTCGCCGAACGTTTTTCTTGCTCTTCGACCATTTCGCGTTCAATGTCTGCGGCCTTCTTTGTCTCTGCTCCCAGCTCAGTGACCAGTGAAACCAGCCGCGCTATCGGGGATAGGAACGCGATCACCTTGGCTGTGGCGTTGACGATCCACGCTACAAACTCGCGGATCGGCTCGATGGCATCCCAGACCGCTTTGGCCAGAACGATGTAGCCCCGCATGTAGTCGGCCAGCTTCGAAATTGCACCGGGGAGTTTGACAGCCAGCTGTGCAATGAGGCTGACAGCGCTAGCAAGCGCGCTGACGAAGCCAGACAGCCCCTCAGAGAATCCCTTGCTGGTGAGAGTCTCCTGCAGCTGCGCCAACGCTTTGCGAAAGCCCTCGTTTTGGGTGACAGCCGCGCCGATCTGCTCTTTGATCGTGCCCCAGGCGTTACCAAGCGACGTGAGAACTCCGGTAAATGTCTGTGCTTCGGCTGCCGCAGTCCCGCCCAGACGGTCGAGCACCACGGTCAGCGCGTCACCAGCCTTGAGACTCTCCGCGCTCATGGTGGCAATTTCGGGAACGAGCTCGCCGAGCTCGCCGCGAAACCCGTTCATGGTGCGCGCGAGGTTGACGAAGCTGCTCTCGAGGCTGCGGCCTGTCGCACTCGAGAGCTCGACTGATGCAGCCGTCAGGCGTTCCATGTCCTTGGCGCTGACGCCCAGATTGACGGCAAGCGCCTGGTTGGAGATGATGGCTTCGTCGCTGAACTTGGTGGTAGCCTCGAGCGCTGCGGCCTGCTCCTGCAGCTTCTCAGACACCTCGGCTGCAGCCGGCCCCAGCCCCGAGAGCGCCTGGTCCAGTCGCTTGACGACGGCCTCTTGCTCGCCTGCAGCCGTGACGAACGAGACCATACCGTTGGTGACGCTCTTGAAGAGCTGCACCACGTCGCCCAGCGTGATGACGAACTTGGACGACAGGAAGCTACCGAGCCGCGAAAAAGCGCTTTGTGTCCGCTTGACACCCGCGCTGGCTTTGTCCTCGAGCTCGAGAACTACCCGCTGCTTGAAATCGCCCCTTGCCACGTGAACCCCCTCATCACAAGTAGATCAAAGAGAGCTCACCGTTGGCGCTGGCAGATCGAGCTATGGCGCTGAATGTCCACGCTGCAGAGTCTGAGGTCTTTGCAGGCTCGAGCGTGAGCGCTTCGGGGTCATCTATATCGATCTGGTATGCGTTTGCTGTGTCCGATCCCGTTGCCGCAGTGCCCACCAGGAAGGTCAGCGCTTCGGCGTTGGCAATGGCCGATTCAGCGAGTTGATTGGTTTCATAGAGCGCTTCCGAGCTCTCTGCGTCAAACGTACCTGAGACCGTGATCGTCCGACCTGTCTGACGGGTCAGCGTGCCTGGCGTCAAATTGGACGCCTTGATCTCCTCGGTCTCGAGTGAAATGTTGAGTGCGAGATCCGAAAACCCCAGCGTGCGCGCGGCCGGCGTATCCGGCCCCCAAGTGAACCCGACACCTTCGATGATCGGAGCCGACAGGCTAGCCTGGTTGCCGTAGTTGAATGGAGTGGCCGGCCAGCTGCCAGTTTCGTTCACACCCTCCACGATGCCCCCGAGATTGAACAGCGCGCGGCCGATCTCGCCAGGTGTGAATTTCAGCTCGAGACTCTTCGCGATAATGTCACGAATCTCGATCTTCACGCCATTGTTCGCCTGGTTGCCGAGATAGACAGCAGCCGAAATCAGATCGGCGGCGAGCGGGGTGTAAGCCCACGTTGCGCCCACTTCGTTACCATCGAGCCCCGCAGCTCGGAACAGCGCGGCTACGCCCAGGTCAGGCGTAAAGTCAGCGGCTACAGGGCTTGCTGTCGTCGTCTTGCCGTTGCCCTTGAGTGGGATCTCGATCGAGAAAGATTCGATTGTCCGCGCGATGTAGTCTGCAAACCCGCGTGTATACGAACCCGCCACAACGGCCTTCTCGATTATCTCTTTTCCCAGCCCCAGACTGATCCCCGAGTCTCCGATCCCCGCGCCATCGAGCCCGATCACCGCGCCATCAGTGGTGTTGTCGATGCTGTTGGAGTCGGAACCCGCCCCGATGTCCGGCACGCTCGTGTTGAATGTGCCGAGCGTCGTCTGATTCAGGAATGCCGCCCCTGCAAGAAATGTGATTTCACCCATCGATCAAACCTCCAGCGCAACGCGCGCACGCAGCGTAAAAGTGATACATTCACCAATCCGTTCTGGCTCAGCTTCTGTCTCGATCTCTGGTGCCGGCCCTGAACGCACCGAGCTGAGCGCAGACCACCATGAATGAGCTGAGAGCGTCTCGAACTCGGCCCGCAATAAATCCTCTGCTGACTCGATTTGTGTCAAGGTGGACCCCGCAGCGCGTTGCACCACACGCAATACAACCTCGGCCAGCGTGGTTGTGACATTGCTGTTCAAAGCTATCTCTTCAGCGTGAACGATCTGAGCCGATGCCACGAGCGCTGATCGCGCAACCAATTGCTCTGTGCGTGTCGAAGCATCGAGCTCAGAAATTGACTCTGCGGCAAGTGCCGTTCCCAGATCGCTCTCGAGGTTCGTTAGCGTGGACACTACTCGACCCTCTCAACCTCAATGACTGCGGCCTGAGTCCGCACGTTTGCATCATGAGCCTCGCTCCAGAAGGTCTCAGTCAAAAACGCGTCCACCAGTCCAGTAACGGCCCCGCCGAGATACTGATCAGCCAGAAGCGCCGCCGCAAACGCTTCCCATTCACTGATGACAGTTTTCCGCGCAATACTTACGTGCCATTGAACCGTCAGAGCGTACTGGTCAGTCACCTCGGTCTGTCCGAATTCGAGCCGTGTACCCGCTGAACGGGTCTTGCGTACATGGGCAGCGCGTAACACGCCCTCGGCCTGTGGGGGTGTACGAGGGCCAGTCTCAGAGCTCAATCCTGAGATCGCGCCGTCGAGCATCGCCACAAGCGCGGCCTCGATGTCGCTCTGGACACTCACGGTCTAGACTGCGCTCGGGTCAAAGCCTTCCGAAACAGCTTGGGGGCGTCCCGTGGGACAACCTTCTGGGCTGCCGGCTCGAGAAATGCGCGACGGCGATAGGGTTTCAGTCCGAGCTCATGTTGCGGCCCGTATCGCACGGGCGTCCCCACCACGTATCGCTTCGGCGCTCCACTGTTGTCGGTGCCAATCGATCGAGTCAAATGCCCCGTACGCCAGGTCAACCTGGTCGGCAGCGGGGGAGCGTGTTCGCCCCGGTTGCGAATGATCTGATTTTCCTGCACGTCGGCCTTGACCAGCTTTCCCAGATCCACCATGACCGCATCTGACACACTTGCACGCTTGCCGGGGTCGAGACGATCCAGATAGCGCTGTAGTCGTTTCGCGTCTTTGAAATTCCAGCGCACCCCGGGGTTGGCCATCAGACGAACCTTGCGTATCGCGCCAGCGTAGCCTTGGCCATCGGCAATTTTCTGATGGCCTGAGTGAAATAGTCCGCGTTGCCGCTGTCCGCGTTGGCCTGAGCTGACAATCCCATCCGGGACGAACCTACGCCCCACCCCGACTGCTTGACCATGAACGCGCAGATTTCACGCGCTGCGAATTCGAGGTCAGCCGGCACGCGATCGATCGTGGTGTAGTCCACTTCGATATTGCGTACACCAGAAGCCCAGGAAACGGTCACGCCCGAGCTCAAGCGATGCACCAGGCGCTCGCGACTGAGCTCGTATGCGCCAGTGGCGGCAAGCGTGTCCGATCCCACGCGCACCTCTTCGATGCTCTGCGCGGGCTTGTCGAGCACCAGAGCGCCGGACATCGGCCCCGAATGATGCTCGCCCGTGATCGCCTCGCCCTCGTAATCGTGGCCCACCATGCCGTGCAGCAGGACAGAAACCGCTGAAATCAGCGCAGAGATCGGCCCGTCGTCAGACCCAGAAGTCACCCCAGCGTACAATTTGACGTCAGCGCGCGTTGTCAGATCCACGTAGCCCCCTCGAACGGCACCGAGACCCAATGAGCCCCGGTGCCGTCGAATTCAGGGTTGCGCTTAAGCGATATTCATTTTGCGCCAAGCGTTATTGGTACCAACGGCGCTTGTTGGAATGACACGACCATCGACACGTTCGTCAATCGTCCACTCAGTCAAGCCCGTTGTACCATCGCGTTCGACATCCACGCGAATGCCGGACCGCTCGCCCCACGCGTACCACATCGGGTCGCCGAACCACAGAATGTCATCGAAGCCCGAGCCGCCGGGATGCTCGTAAACCGGCTTTCCGAACATGCGGCCCTCAGCTGCGGGGTCTCCATCGCCAAGCGGTCGCGGTGCGTTGAATTGATCGACAAAAATGGGTCGCCCGTTGCTGTCGATGACGCTCATAATCGTCTGCATCATCGCATCGTTGCCGAAAAACATGGCATTTCGCCGGTACTGTTTCGGCAGCGCGTAGTAAAGCGCCGCGACATCCACAAAGACAAGCTCCCCTGAGGTCTCCTCGGCAACCGTGGTGATCGATGCACCATCGATTCCTTCTGTGATGTCGGAACCGGCACCAGTAGACGTAACGATCTGCGTGTCCTCTGCTGCCCCGATGGCATTCCCCGCGACCACGGTGAGCTGATTCGCCATGTTGAATCCCGTGTCCTCGAGGAAGTTACGGCCAGCCGAATACCGAACACCAAGATCCGTCGCCGCAAGCAACGCAGAGTCGGGGTTGGGGGTGTTGTCGGTAAACGCGGCATTTTCCGCCCGTGTGTCTGCAGATGCCGTGGGCAACACGGGGATGCGCTGTGTCTGCGAGGTCATCGGAAACACATTGATCAAAGCCCGCATCATGGACGCCGCGTCCCGCTCCAAGATCAATTGATTGGCGAGCGGCAGCGGCAGCAGTTCACCGCCAGAACCAGCACCAAGACCCGAATCCGCATCGGGAGTGCCCTCGAGCAGAGCCGCACGCGAGTAGCCGAGACTTTCGACATATCGGCCATTCATCTCGTCATAGAGCCGAATGCGCTCGGTCACGTTGCGCTGCACAACTGCCTGCGTCCACTGGCGAGTCAAGTCATCCATCTGCGGGTTGCGGGCTGCGCGGAAATCGTTGCGCTCTTCAAGAGTGCGCCCGTTTTCCATTCGCCGGTACAGCGGATCCCTGGCATCCCCCAGCACGTGAACGCGCTCGATTTCGAACAAAGCGCCGGCCTGGTTGCGGGAGCCGCCAGGATTCGGACCCTCTTCCTTTGTTTCGGGGATCGGGGGCTTTCGACTGCGCTCGCCCTCGAGTTTGGTCGCGAAATCCTCGACGGCCTTGAGTGCCATGTCGCGCGATTCGGTGCGGACGCCCTCGATCGCTGCGGCCAGTTTGTCTTGCATTCGGGTGATCGCTTCGAGCTCAGCGCTGCCCTCACCATCAATTTCGGTGTTGAGTTCACTCATCGGAGAAGTCTCCCTGTCAGGCGCTGGAAAACTGTCCCCAGCGCATCGTCGAGCTCTGACCGAGTACGCGCTCGCCAATCGCCAATCTGGCGCTCGAGAGCGTCAAGGCCATACTCAAATGCCGGCGGGATCGGGGGGTCATCGCTCGAGGTCGTGCGCTCGGCTGCCCGGAGTCGCTCCTCGAGATCCGCCACGGATACCTCGAGAGCTGCGATGATCGAACCCTCACGGCTCTGCTGAGCGTCGTTGAGGTGATCCACCAGAGAATGCCACATCTCTCGAGAGATGGCATTCTCGGCCGCCTCGGAGCGCCCGATCAGCGCCTCTCGGTCTGCCGGAATCGCCACGATGCTCTGCTCGATCGCTCGGGAGGTTTCGAAATAGATCCCGTACCGTTTACGAGGGTCTTTTTCGGTGCGGCTGACGTGTGCGGGGTGTTTTCGCGGCAGTTCACGACGCTCGATGTGACGAATCGAATCCCACGTGAGTGAGACCCCGCAAATGTCACCCCTCGAGATCGCGTCCACCAGGTCGCGCCGCGCATCGAGCGCTTCACCCTCGCCCGTAAGCCGGATTCGGCCCACACCCCGGGTGACGGGTATTCCGCCCACAGCGTCTTTGCGAATCTTCGAAACATTGCCCACATTGCCCAGAGCGCTGCGCTGGTGATCGAGCTGCAGCGGGAGCTCGTCGGGGGTCTCGAGTCCGCGCATCGAAACGATGTGTCCGTCGCTGGCCTCGCCCTCGCTCGCCATTACCATATCGAATTCACCAGTATCAGTATCGATTCGAGCGTCCAGCGTTGCTTGTCGTGCGTGACGTGCCTGCATCATCATTCCCCCAATACCGCCGTATCGAAACAGCGGCAGTTGATCCCGTTGTGAGCGCTGAGCCGTCCGCCGGTTGCCGAAATGCGTGGAGCCAGCGCACCCTCGGCGGGTTTTTTGCCGACCGGCGGGATCATGAACACTCCATCCTCAGCCACGGTCACGTCCTGCATCGCTTGATGCTGATCTCTGACCCGATCACCATCGAGTGCCGTATTCCATTTTTTGAGGAACGTGGTTTCCGACTGTTGAAACCCAGCGAGCTGTCCTTTTGACATCGCAAAGCCCACTTCGGTGCGTGCAATGGTGCGCGCTCGCCCTTTGCTAATTGTGTTG